TGGGCATGGGAGGTGGTCGAAGAGTGCAACGACTTTCCTAGCGGTACCCATGATGACCTTGTAGACTCCACGACACTTGCCTTGATCCGGTTCAGGCAGGGGGGATTCATCAAGTTGCCAACCGACGAGCCGGAGCCAGTGAAATGGTTCAAGAGCCATAGACGTGAGGGTTACTACTGATGGCCATCGACAAGAGTCTCTACGAAGCGCCGATGGGGCTTGACGCCCTGTCTCCCGAGCCAGCCATCGACATCCAGATCGAGGACCCGGAGGCAGTGTCGATCGGCATCGACGGGGCCATCATCGAGTTGATGAAGGATGAGCCTCGGGCGGAGGACTTCGATGCGAATCTTGCCGAGTACATGAGCGAGGGTGAGTTGCAGGGCCTTGCCACCGAATTGGGTGGGTTCTACGACCAAGACATCGCCTCACGCAAAGAGTGGCTCGACACCTACGTGAACGGCCTCAAGATCCTCGGCATCAAGTACGAGGAGCGCACCGAGCCGTGGCCGGGTGCTTGCGGAGTCAACCACCCCCTCCTGATGGAGTCGGCGGTCAAGTTCCAGTCCGAGACCATCATGGAGACCTTCCCGGCGGCAGGCCCGGTCAAGGCCAAGATCATCGGCAAGGAGACCCCGGAGAAGAAGGACGCTGCGATCCGCGTTGCGGAGGACATGAATTATCAGTTGACCGAGAAGATGAAGGAGTACCGGCCTGAGCATGAGCGCCTGCTCCTCTCGCTGTCTCTCTCGGGCAACGCCTTCAAGAAAGTCTACTTCGACCCCTCGCTCAACCGCCAGACGGCGGTGTATATCCCGGCTGAGGACATCGTCGTGCCATACGGGGCGTCGAGCCTTGAGGCGGCGGACCGGGTCACGCACCGGATGCGCAAGACAAAGAACGAACTGCGCAAACTCCAGTACAACGGGTTCTATCGGGACATCGACCTAGGCGAGCCGATGAAGGTCCTCGATGAGATGGAGAAGCAGAAGGCGCAGGACCAAGGCTTCTCAGCGACGATGGACGAGCGGTTCCTGCTTCTTGAAATGCACGTGAACCTCGACCTGCCGGGCTACCCGGATGTGGACAAGGACAACAACGAGACGGGGATCGCCCTCCCGTACGTGGTGACGATCGACAAGGGCACGAACACGATCCTCGCCATCCGGCGCAACTGGCGTGAAGACGATGAACTCAAGGAGAAGCGACAGCACTTCGTCCACTACGGGTACATCCCCGGCTTCGGCTTCTACTATTTCGGCCTCATCCATCTCATCGGTGGACACAGCAAGGCCGCTACTTCCATCCTTCGCCAACTTGTCGATGCAGGCACTCTCAGCAATCTTCCGGGTGGCCTCAAGTCACGCGGCCTGCGTATCAAGGGCGATGACACCCCGGTCTCCCCCGGAGAGTTCAGGGACGTAGATGTCCCGAGCGGGTCGATCCGCGACAACATCCTGCCGCTCCCGTACAAGGAGCCGAGCCAGACCCTCTCGATGCTGATGGACAAGATCGTGGAGGACGGTCGCAGGTTCGCTGCGGTGTCGGACCTCAAGATCTCGGACATGTCCGCGCAGGCCCCGGTCGGTACCACGCTCGCCGTGCTGGAGCGCGTCCTCAAGGTGATGACCGCCGTGCAGGCGCGTGTCTACTACGCCATGAAGCAGGAGTTCAAACTGCTTGCGGGCATCATCCGTGACAACACCCCGGATGAGTATTCATACGAGCCGGAAGTGGGCGATCGGAAGGCCAAGAAGGCCGACTACGACAACGTGGATGTCATCCCGGTGTCGGACCCGAACGCGGCGACGATGTCGCAGAAGATCGTGCAGTACCAAGCGGTGCATCAACTCTCCTCGACCGCGCCGCAGATCTACAACCTGCCGTATCTCCACAGGCAGATGATCGAGACCCTCGGGGTCAAGAACGCCGACAAGATCGTGCCACTGCCGGACGACGCCAAGCCGCGTGATCCGATCACCGAGAACATGGACGTGATGACGGGTAAGCCCCTGAAGGCGTTCATGTACCAAGACCATGAGGCGCACATTGCCGTCCACATGGCCCTCGCGCAGGACCCGAAGATCGCCCAGACGATCGGGCAGAACCCGATGGCGCAGCAGATCATGGCCTCGTTGCAGGCGCACATCATGGAGCACATGGCGTTCCAGTACCGCCGCGAGATCGAGAAGCAGTTGGGCGCTGCTTTGCCGCCCCTGCCGCAGGATGATCAGGAGGAGTACGACCTGCCGCCTGAGTTCGAGGCGCAACTCTCTCCGCTCGTCGCCGCTGCCGCAGCGCGTGTCTTGCAGAAGGATCAGGCTGAGATGCAGGCTCAGCAGGCTCAGCAGCAGGCACAGGATCCGCTCGTCCAGATGCAGATGATGGACCTCCAGATCAAGGAGTTGGTGGCGAAGACCAAGGCCCAGCAGGTGCAGATCGATGCGCAGATCAAGCAGGCTGAACAGCAGCGCAAGCAGCAGAAGGACTTGCTCGACGCAGCGGCCAAGGCTGACGAACTCGACCTTCGCAAGGCTGAGACTTCCGGTCGGCAGCAACTTGAGGCTGCTCGGCTCGGCGTGGACATCCAGAAGCACAAGGCCGAACAGGGCCGCGAGGGTGTCCGCCTCGGTGTCGAGATCGGCAAGGCGAAAGAAGCCGCTGAGATCCAGCGCGAATCCGCCCGTCAGAGGGTGCAGCAACCGCCGAAAGGCGCAGGTGAGTGATGAGTTACACGAACGGCTTGGACTACCTTGAGGGGAAACTCAACGAGGAGACGGCTATGGTCGTCGCCAGCATCATCCAAGGTGGCCTCAGCGAGCCTGAGTACAAACGTCTTTGCGGGGTGTTACAAGGTCTTGAACTCGCAAGGAACTACATCAAAGACCTAGCAAAACGGCTGGAGGCCGCAGATGAGTAATATCGACATCGAGAAGACGCAGGAAGAGGCCGCGAAGGCCAAACTCCTGCCTGACCCCAAGGGCTACCGCATCCTCTGTGCAGTTCCGCACGTGGAAGAGGAGTACGAGAGCGGCATTATCAAGGCTGAGGACACCAAGCGGGTCGAGGAGCAGACTACGGTCGTTCTCTTCGTCCTCAAGATGGGTGACCTTTGCTACAAGGATGAGAGCCGTTTCCCGAACGGTCCGTGGTGCAAAGAGGGCGACTTCGTCCTTACGCGCCCGTACTCGGGTACCCGCGTGGTCATCCACGGACGTGAGTTCCGCATCATCAACGACGACACGGTAGAAGCGGTGGTCGATGACCCTCGCGGAGTCCGTCGCGCATAAGGAGCAGAGATGAACACTGAAGCAGAAGAGTTCAAGTTCCCTGACGAGCAGCCTGCTGACGCACCTGCTGAGAAGGTGGAGCCTGAGTTCGAGATCAAGATCGAAGACGATACCCCGCCACAAGACCGTGGCCGCGCCCCCATGCCCAAGGAGGTTGTGGAGGAGTTGGACAAGGACGACCTTGAGGAGTACTCGGATAAGGTCAAGAAGCGTCTCGGGCAGATGAAGAAGGTCTGGCACGACGAGCGCCGGGCCAAGGAAGCCGCATTCCGCGAGAAGGAGGAAGCCCTCCGGTTCGCTCAGATGCGTGAGCAGGAAATTCGCCAACTGAAACAACGACTTGGAAACGGCGAGAAGGCATATATCCAAGAGGTGACGAAGGCGGCTAACACCGACCTCGCTGCCGCCAAGGAGCGCCTGAAGCAGGCTTATGACTCCGGCGATTCTGAAAAGATCACCGATGCGCAGGAAGCCCTGACCGACGCCAAGTTGAAGATCAAGCAGTACGAAAACTTCCGACCCTCTTTACAGGAAGAGGAAAAGGGAGTAGAAAATACACAACAGTACCAAGCGCCCCCGGCGCAGCCCGTTGCGGACCCAAAAGCCGAAGCGTGGCGTGCGAACAATCCGTGGTTCGGCGTGGACGAAGAGATGACCGCTCTCGCCTTGGGACTGCACGAAAAACTGGTCCGGTCCGGCGTCGATCCGCGTAGCGACGATTACTACGACCGAGTTAACGCGACGATGAGGAAGCGATTCCCCGAAACTTTCGAGGAAGAGCAGACTCAAACGAGTGGGGCTGAAAGGCCTTCTCGCACAAAGCCAGCCAATGTAGTGGCTCCCGTTACGAGGTCTACGGCACCTCGCAAGATCACTTTGACGCCTACTCAAGTCGCTCTCGCCAAGAGATTTGGCCTGAGCAATGAACAGTATGCCCGTGAAGTCATGAAACTGGAGAACAACAATGGCTGATAATAGACTCGCCCGTGAACTCGAAAGTCGAGAGACCGCGCAGCGCACGAAGACTTGGACGCCCCCTCAGACCCTGCCGGACCCCGCTCCGCAGCCGGGGTGGGTGTTCCGATACATCCGGACCTCCACGATGGGGACTGCTGACCCGTCGAACACGTCTGCAAAGTTGCGGGAAGGTTGGGAGCCTGTGAAGGCCGAAGATCATCCCGAGTTGATGCATATGTCCGACCCGAATTCCCGCTTCAAGGGGAACATCGAGATCGGCGGCTTGCTGTAGTGCAAGGCACCCGAGGAACTGATGAAGCAGCGTGATGCTTACTACGAGCGTCAGGCCAAATCTCAGACCGAGTCCGTGGACAACAGTTTCATGAAGTTGAACGACCCGAGAATGCCGCTCTTCAACGAGCGCCGCTCCACGACGTCGTTCGGCAAAGGCAAATAAATTCACCTCTTAGGAGTACCTAATGGCTTATCCCTCTGTCGATGCCCCCTACGGGCTTAAGCCGGTCAATCTGATCGGCGGACAGGTGTTCGCTGGCAGTACTCGGATGTACCCCATCCAGTACGGCTACGCCACGAACATCTTCAATGGTGACTTCGTCGTCCTGTCTCGCGGGTTTGTGACCCGTGCGGCGATCGGCGCGACCACCGCTTCCAACGCTGTCACTGGCGTGTTCGTCGGCTGTTCCTACACCAATCCGATCACCAAGCAGAAGCAGTACTCGCAGTTCTGGCCCACGGGAACGTTGGCTGGCGATGCGGTCGCTTATGTCGTGGACGATCCGGATACGGTGTTCAAGGCGGTCGTCTGCTCGGCTACGACGGTCCTCGCTTCGGGCGCGAAGGCGCTGGTCGGCACTAACCTGTCGGCTATCGACAACGCGGCTGTTGCGTCGAGCCTCAACACGGGCAACTCGGCCAACGCTGTCCTTGCCCCGACTGCGACCCCGGTTTCGACCATCCTGCCGCTTCGCTGCGTCGGTGTGGTTGAGGAGACCGCTTCGGTTGCCACGGGTACGGGTTCGTCCTCGGGCACGGCGATCACTCTGACTGGTTCGGGCCTCTCGGCTGCGATCCCGGTTGGTGCGAGCGTGTCGTACCTTGCGTCGAACGGCCAGATCATCGAGACCTCGTCCTTCGTCACTGCGGCTGCTTCGGCGGGTGCGACTTCGGTCACGCTCAACGCGGCGATCGCGGTTCCGGGTAGCGTCGTTGCGATCCCGGCGGCGTCCACCATCCTCTTCACTGTGTATCCGGAGATTCTGGTCAAGATGAACGTCCTGACCCACGGCTACTACAGCAGCGTCACGGCTTAAGGAGCAGTAGAAAATGGCTATTTCACGCGCACAACTGTTGAAGGAACTGCTGCCCGGTCTGAACGCTCTGTTCGGTCTGGAGTACAAGCAGTACGGTGAGGAGCATAAGGAGATCTACGAGACTGAGACCTCCGAGCGTTCCTTTGAAGAAGAGACCAAGTTGTCGGGCTTCTCGGCGGCTCCGGTCAAGCAGGAAGGTCAGGCAATTGCGTACGACAATGCGCAGGAGGCTTGGACTGCCCGCTACAACCATGAGACGATCGCTCTCGGCTTCTCCCTCACGGAAGAGGCTGTTGAGGACAACCTGTACGATTCGCTCAGCAAGCGCTACACCAAGGCTCTTGCCCGTGCGATGGCATACACGAAGCAGGTCAAGGCGGCTTCCATCCTGAATTACGGCTTCTCGGCCTTTCAGAATGGTGGCGACGGCGTTCCGCTGTTCTCGGCCTCGCATCCGCTCGTCTCTGGCGGTACCAACAGCAACCGCCTCACGGCTGCTGACCTCAACGAGACCTCGCTTGAGGCTGCGGTCATCCAGATCGCAGGTTGGACCGACGAGCGTGGGCTTCTCATCGCTGCGAAGCCGCGCAAACTCATCGTCCCGCCGTCCTTGATGTTCGTCGCCAAGCGACTGCTTGACACGGAACTCCGTGTTGGCACGACCGACAACGACATCAATGCGCTGAAGGCGATGGGTTCGATCCCCGGTGGCTACACGGTGAACCACTTCTTGACCGACACGAACGCTTGGTTCCTCACGACCGACGTTCCGAACGGCATGAAGCACTTCGTCCGTACGCCGCTGGCGAACTCGATGGACGGCGATTTCGACACGGGCAACGTGCGGTATAAGAGCCGTGAGCGTTACTCGTTCGGATGGTCCGATCCGCTTGGCATGTTCGCTTCGCCGGGTTCGGCCTGATGATCCGGGGGGAGGGGGCTTCGGCCCCCTCTTCCCCTTTTGTCCTTACAGGAGTACAACATGACTGGTGAACAGATTGCAGGCATCGTCCGCGCTCTCGCCGCTTCGCTGGGCGGGTTCTTCGTTGCCAAGGGTGTGGTGGACTCGGAGACGGTTCTCGCCGTTTCGGGTGCCCTTGCCACCTTGGCGGTCGCCGCGTGGTCGTGGTGGTCGAAGCGCAAGGCCGATTGACCTTCGTTCAGATCTAGGTAAACCCCCGCCGTACTGACTCGCCTAGGAGACGTTGCACAGACAGTATGGCAACTTGTGCAAAAGGAGTCTTATTATGTCTTTCTCGACTTTCTCTGGCCCGCTTCGCTCGGGCACCGTCAAAGATGGCACCGTGGCCGCTGGCCGCAATACGGGCGTCGTCGTCCTCTCCCAGTCCTATGACACGGGCGTCGTGACTGCTGGCGTCGGTAACGTCGATGTCCAGTTCGGCAACTTGCCGCAGGGTTCGCAAATCATCGACATCGTGGTCGATCAGGTCGTCGTTCCGGGTGGTACGTCCACGTCCACTATCTCGGTGGGCAATGCCTCGGGCGGCGCTCAGTTGATGGCGGCGGTGGTCACCACGGCTGGTGGGCGGTTCCGTGGTACGGCGACTGCTACGACCCAACTTGCATGGCAGACCTCGACTTCTGCTGATACGCCGCTCTGGTCGCGTTACGCGGTGGGTACGGCTGCTGGTGTGGGCCGTGCGATCATCACGGTTGTCTACGCGCAGCGGGCGTCGGACGGTTCGCAGATCCCGGCTTCTGTCTAATCTCGGAGGACTAACATGTCCACGCAAACAGACGTCTTAGCCGCCCACACGGAGGCTACGGGGACGCTGGTGAC